TGGCGAAGGAGAGCGATGATTGCTGATTGCATAAGTGGAAGTTTGGGTTGCTCGGGGTTACGCTTGCGGAATAGTCGCATAATGGTAGATGTTATTTCGTGTTAGGTGTTGCAAATTCTTGGTAATCTGCCTCGTATTGAGCATCCCAACCGAGGAAGGAATGCACTCCGCAAGGCTTGGGCCAAACGATGTAAGCGTTGAGCGATGCAGGGCAAGCGTCTTGGAATAGTATGTCGTAGCATACCAAGCCATCCAGTTCTCCGAGCGGCACGGCGAAGTCCAGCGGTTGCAGGTCTTGCAAAACCTTGTCAGCGGTGGCCCCGTCGGGGAAGGCGAACTTGCGGAAGGTGGGCATCTTAGGGGGTGGTCAGCGTTGCGAGTTCTGCGTTCGTGAGCCTTGTGGTGTAGAGGGCAGCAGCACGGATTCGGTTGTTGAATTGCCTATCTAAACCAAAACCCGAAAACGGATTAGCCCTTGCCATTAGCGCAATTCTACTCATGGCGGGAATGCTTGTAAGCGTTCTGGTGGCAATTAAATTCCCATCAAAATAAAAGACCGTTCCTGTTGCCGCAGTATTGTAACCAAACGCAACTTTATGCCATCCTTCACTTACGGAAGTGCTAAAAACCCCGCCCGAAACAACGCTTGAACTTGAAACTTGGACCGCAACTTGCAAGTCGTTTCCGTTGTTGCTTGTCGCAAAGTTTATGCCATTAAATTGACTGCCAACATTTCCTTCCAAATTAAACGCATTTCTAATGCCCGCATTTGAGGCTGTATTATGATAATACTCAAAGTAAATCGTCCCCTCCGTCTGCCCGATGGACCCGCTGACCGCTCCGCTGACCGAGATGACATCTGCGCTTCGGCTACCCGTGCCTGCGGTGGTGGGGATGTAGGATGTTGCGACCGAGCCTGTTTCAAGTTGTGCGCCCCAAAGGTAGAAACTGCTCCCGTTACCAATATATGTTGTATCGGTTGCTGCGTCTTGCATTTGCACAAATATCGTTCCAGCCGCAGTCGTTGCAGGCGCCGTTCCTCGTATAGAAAAACGATACCATCCATTACCGTAATTCTCAACGGACGCTCCACTTCCATTTATGTTTGTTATCGCTAAAGTGTCTAAATTTAATGCGGCTCTTGCTCCAATAGCGGTATTTGCATTAATTAACAAAAACCTGCCGCTGGAATTTTTCTTTACAAAGATTGAAAATGCGTAAGTTGTGCCACTTGTAAATGGTAAACTGCCCTGTGATACTCTATGTCGTCCGAGAGTGGCATCATCGGTCAATAAATCCGCATCAGTTGACCCGTCAGGAGCAGTAAAGGCAGATGTTGTTCCTGTTGTTATTGTTGCATTATCTGGAGCCCAAGTTCCCGAAACTTGAAATCCAGCACTCTGCAACGCCAAGTTCGTCGCCGCAGGCTCCACAAGTAGCGCAGGACACCCCGTAACGCCGCCGCTTGTGTAGTAGTCCAACCTCGGTATGCCTGATGCTACGGATGCGACCAAGCCAGCAGAATCAAATCGCCGTGCCGCCGTATTGCGGGTAACGGTGAAATCTCCCGCTCCGCTTGTGGGGATTTGCGAATACAACTTGCCCGTCTTGAATCGGGCGGGAACGATTAATAGTGAAGGCGTGGGCATATTAGAAGTTGAATATTACGGCGAATCGGGCTTGCAGGCAACCGCTGACGGCGGCCTCTGCCGCTGCTGCCCCGTCGGTCGTAGCACGGGCGTTGAAGGCATCCCACGCAAGTTCTGCGGGGGTCTTGCCCATCACCATGGAGCGGGGGTAGCCGTAGCCGTAGCCTATCAGCATGGTTAGAGGAAGGTGTAACCGATGACGCTTCCGACGCTTGGAGTGACGGCAGTAATCTTCCCGCCGTTCCTGCCGCTGATGACGATACCTGCAGACACGGACTTGCCGCTCAAAGCGTAAGCGGTCAGCAGGTCTTCGCCTCCAGAACCCGTCAAGGTCGTGAAGGTTGCGGCGGCATTCACCACGATGAAGTCAAATACTTGGCCCGATACCGCAGCGTCCACGAATCGCATGGAACCGCCCTGACCGAGCATTTGTTGTAAGATTGGAGTTGGCATATTTCTGCTTTAGGGTAAATGTAGGTTAGGTCGGAATTTCACAAACGGAGTGCGAGTAGGGCAGTTGGAATGACATCGTTGCCACCCATCCAGCCGTGCGGTCGTCACGGCTCTCTACAAACCTCGTAAGCGACACGGAGGTACTTAGCGTCCACTCTTGCGTTGGGTCGTTTGTAAGGCTTGAAATGAAATCCTGCGCTATTTGCAGTTGGTCGCTCAAAACTTCGTCCTCATTATCCTGCCAGCCAAGCGTTGGACTGCCCGAAACCACGCCACCCATCGTGGCAATGGATTCAACCCTGTCAGAAAAATAGACACCCACAGTAAGGTTGAGAGTACCCAAATCCGTGCTTGCTGACTGAACATCCGCAAAGACGAGCGGATAGATGATTCGCTCACGGCTTGGGGTTCGCAGGTTTATCGTGTTGTCCGTTCCGATTGCAAGCGGGTCGCCCGTCCCGAAGGAGTTTACCTGCGGGTGTGCATTTGCAAGCGCAAGGAGTGCTTGCTTGATTTTTATCCATGACATAAGCCTGTAATTTCAGAATATTTTTTGAGTGCGCTCCCATAGGTTTTAACAGTTGCTGCAGTAGGGGTCGTAGCCGTAAGGCCAAGGGCGGTCCAAGCCAGCACCACGGCGCAGGGTTCTTGCATCCAAGGCCATCCCCGTGTTGTAATTGGTCCCGTTCGGGTAGATGGTGTCCAAAGCCGATGGCGGGGAGTTGAACAAGGGATAGTCGGTGCGGTTCTCCATGAGGTAGCGGGTGATGCGTTCCGAATACCACTCGGCATCGTTTTTCACTTTGTCCGTGAGGCGGGTGATTTCGTCCATGCTCATTTGGGACGATTCCTCGCTGGTTCTGCGGACCATGCCCTTGTTCATGTATTTGAAGGCCAAGACCATCGGAAGTTCGTAGTACAACCATTGCACCATTGCAGGCTGGATGTAGTCCTCCAGCAGGGTGGTGTTGAGTGCAGAAGTCGTGCCGCTTACAACCTGCGTCACCATCTCCGAGTACAGGGCAGACCCAACGATGGGCTGAATCCGCATCTCCTGCACCTTCACGATGGTGGGCCGAATTTGGGTAAACGATACATTCTCGTTGATTACGGAATTGTCCAGCAGGGTCTGCTCGCTTATGAATAGTGCCTTCATGCTTTCGTGATTTTATTGCCTTTACGGATTACCAACTGCTGCTCCCATACATGGCGGCATTGGGGGCGATTCACTCCGCTGGCCGTGTGATACCATCCACCTCGGCGATTCCATACGGAGTAGCCCATGATGTTGGAAATGCCATCAATATCATCACGGGTGTAAACCTTGCCTTGGTCAGCCAGGTCCAGCATGACCTTGCAGAACTCACGGCTGGTCCGTTTGTCTTTGTTGCTGAACCCTGCGGCCCATGCGTATTTGTAGCGGACCTCCAGCACGGGTTCTGCGACCTCCTTGATGTTCTTGGGCAGGTTCTGCTCTGCAATTTGGTCCACGGCTCTTGCAATGGGGTAACGGTCTTTTGTGATTAGGTAAGCCACCCGCTTGGCGACCTTGGCCTTGCTCACTCCGAACTCCTTGGCCATTTCTTCCACGGATGCGTCCCGATTCTTCTTGCGGTAGGCTTCAATTTTTTTGTCCAGTTCCTTTTCTTCCTCGCCAAGTTCAGCGAAGGCTTGACGCACCTGGTCGTCTAAATCGGAATCAAACCGCATTGCCTTGGAATGCATGACAACATACTCGTCGGCATTACTCCCAAACTTGCTTGCGACCACCTCCAAGACCTTAAATTCCTCGTCCCCCCATCCATAGTCCTCGTCGTCTTCTTCGCCCCATGTAGGCTCGGAAAACGCCTGCTCTTGCACACCAAGCAGGGTGTTGACTTCTTCGGGAGTTAGGCCGAATCCAGCGGACAACATGGTGCGGGCCATTTCCAGGGTAATCTTTTCCTGTGCGTAGTGCCGCACGATTCGCATCAAGTTTTGGTACTCACGACCCGACAATTTCTTGATGTTGTCGTTGGAGGCCAAGCCTTGCGGTGCAGTTGGTTCGGGGCTTACTTCGGTTGCCGTATCAGGTGCAAGACCTTGCCCTTCAGGCTTCGCAGGAAGCGATACAAGCGCACGAATTTCATTTGGTGACATTGACTCCAGCACCTTGTTTGCAACGAGCGGAGAGAGGCTATTTATGGCCGTGATGACATCTTGCACGCTGCTCTCGGTCTTGATTTCAATCGGAGGAAGTCCAGCCTTCTCACGAAGTTCTGCGGGGGTCATCGCTTGAATCATTGCGGTTTCGCTCAACTGTTCGGTAATGGGTTCCACGGGGATAAGTTCCATGCCCTCCACGCCGTTGAACGAACCCAAATAGTTAATCATCCGCTCCACCTTCCTCACTCGGTCGTTGACATAGGTCGCTTTGAATAGTTCGTACGCCTCAACCAGTTCCTGCCTGCCACCCAGTTGGCCTTCGGTCTTGACACCGAATAGCATCGGGTTGACTACACGGTGCGAAATAAAGATTTCCTGCTGGATTGCTTTGTTGAGAATCTCAAACTGCTTGTCCATATCGGACGGGGTCAGCGGTTCAAGGGTGGGAGCCTTGGACACATCGTCGTTGAAGGTCACAACGAATCGTCCAGCGTTGTCAGTCCCGCTGAACTTGCGCTTGATTTGCCGCTCAATGTCGCCTTGTTCTTCGGGTGTCGGGATGCCGTTGTTGAAGTTTATTAAGTATCCACCCCAAAAGTTGTTGCGGAGATTATTGTTGTGAAAATTGGATACCTGCACATCCGCTTCTATCCAAGCCAAGCCTCCCATGTATTCGGGCAAAGGATAGGACTTCACACCCGCCGCATACACCCGATAATAGAACAGTTGCTTCCCGATTCGATTGTCAGCGTCAAATGCGGGGATTTTCTCGACATCGCCAATCTTGGGGTACAACTGCACCATGTCGTCGTTGTACCACTCGGCCACCTGAAACATCCGTTCCTCTTTGTCCACTCGGATTTTCTCAAAGGGGATATGCTCCATTTTCGCAATGGTTCCCATCTTGTTCCAAGTTACGGCAACGGCAAACCCGTTAAAGATTTCAAGGTCGAGGACCAACTTCTCGGTAATGTCGTTGAGGTCGTCGTGTTCGCTCAATCCGTCAAAAAACTTGGCGTAGCGGGCTTGCTGCTCCACGGTCATCTTATCACCAGGCTTCCATCCTCCACCCACGATGTAGTTCACCTTCCCGTTCACAATAGCGTTGTGCTTGCTGCTTCGGCGGTAGTTGTCCAGCAGATAGTAGGGGTACTCGTTGAACGCCCCGTAGGTGATATACTTGCCCGCTTTGTTTTCAAGCATCACGGGGACTTTGTGTTCAATACCCAACCATTGGGTGAACGATTGTTTTACACTACTCATAGGGTATGGACGGTAAATGAAAGGGCCGAAATCGTGATGGGGATACCCGAATCAATGGCGTTGATTAGGATGGTGAATTCATCGTTTGCAGAACCTTGTAGAACGGTTTCCGTGAACACCGCATGGCCGTTAGTGTGGGTGGTTGTCAAGTCAGTCATGGACTGGTTGATGGCATTTCCATTCTTGGCGATGTAAACCTTTATTTGGGTGTTGTTGTTCTGCGACAACACCATGCTGGCCGACACCCGCAAAGCCGCATTGGTCGTACCTGTGTAGGTGATAGAATTTGTGGTCCGTGTGAAGTTGTAGGTAGTCAGCAATCCCGACTTCATTGTAGAGTTCAGTTTTACCGCACTCCCTTGGGTGGGTGTGAACGAAGTGTCCGTGTCAAGGTAAAGATTCGCCACACCCCGCTCTCGGTCCAAGGTGGCGGTATCGGCAAGGTCGTCAAATAGTCCACCGACACGGGCGGCGGTGTTCGCTCCTGCGGCGGTTTCGTTGGTGATGGTAGCAGCACTCGTCTGCAACTGGGTTCTCGTTTGTACGCTCATGCGAAAGATTGGTCAAAGGTTTGGTCAAAGACACCCTCGTCGGACGAACCGAAGACGGTGTACTGGATGGAATTTGCAAAGGTGTTGAATGTCAGGCTGACTACCTGTACATAAGCCAAGCCCGTTTCAACCACCGCAACGGCTGCACTAACCGTGCTATTGGTATCGTAAACCTCGTAACGATACGACCCCGTTTCAAGCGACCCCACGGCAATCTGAAATTTGTCATAGCGTTCGGTGTAGTTCGATAAGTTGGCCGATTTCAGCAAAGTATAGTCGGTGCTGACATTCTTGGCGATGTTGGTCAGCCGCAAGATGTAGCGGTCGCCCGATGAGGCCCGTTGCGTCCAAGTGACGACGATGGTGTTGGTGGTGTTGGGGGATAGGTAAATCACTCTACCCCTAAATGTACTTTGCGCCCGAATTTCACAATTTGCGCCCGATGCTTCGGTAGAGTTCGGCTCTGCGCTCGGCGGTCTTGCTGATGTCAAACCGTTCCCGCACATCCTTGGACAACTGAACGGCAAGGGATTTGGCGTAGTCAGGCTCGTTTACAAACTTGCGGACCGCCTTGTACCAAGCGTCTTTCTTGCCGTAAGGGATGAGCAGACCGTTGTGGCCGTTGACCAAAATATCGGTGTAGGGGATGGTTTCGCTTGCGATGATAGCCTTGCCCATCCAGCCTGCTTCGACCACCTTCAACTCCGATTTGAGGCGGTTGAACTTGGTATCCCGCAGGGGTGCAATCGTTGCGTTGATGAAGTTGTACCCGCCTACATAGGAATAGATGTCAGCGGCTTGGATTCTGCCGTAATTGGCGTTCTTGCCAGCGCAAGACAGCATCCGCTCGTAATCCTCGTAAACAGGGTTATTGTCGTTCCATCCACCGAGGTAGATTTTGTACTTCCCATCCAGCGAATGGTCGTGAGCCAGCAAGCCGAAGGAATGCTCCACCAAGGCAATGTCTTCTTGGTGCTGCGCCCCGCCAAACCATCCAATCTTGAACAGGTGCGGTTCGGGTTCGGCCGTCGTGTCGGGAATGTACTGCTGATACGCTTCGTAGGGTTCATTCGGCAGGATGGTCACGGCTTTATTGAGCAGGCGAATCTTCTGCGCCAAGTGTTCGGTCGTGGTGGTTACATGGTCGGCCAAGCGGATATGCTCCCGTATCTGCTCGTCCAACTTGGTGGACAAATAGTGTCGGTACATGATATGCCCGCTCTCCAGCACCCAGTAGTCGTCGAGGTCCAAGATGACCTTCGCCCCAAACGCCGTGAGAGCCTTGTAGACATTGCGAATTTGGTCCAAGGTACCTTGACACCACAAGCGGTTAAAAAGCCATATATCAACGGTCTTCAAGTCCTCATCCTTGACATTGGCAATATTATCGACGCATACATAATCGAACTCCGTGTAGTTGTCGCCAAGGTAGGCGTTTGGCATCTCCAAGCGGTAGAACGAGCAGCCCGTTGGGTGGGCGTTGTAAACGATGCAGATTCTCATAGTGCAAAGGTACAAAAAAAAGGCCACCCCCGAAGAGATGGCCTTAACCACTAAACACAACGAGCGTATGAGAACTCGCTGCGTCAAAGATACTCTACGAGCCGCTAATTTGTGCGGATGCTATGGTGAATTGCGTTGATAAAACATTCAACATCGGATTCGGCTCCATGCCCGAAAGGGTCAACTCGTAGCCGCTACGGTCACCGAATGCAGTCCCCGTTCCAGCGGTTCCCGCAGACACTTCCAAGCCGTTGGCCGCACCGAGGAACCAGTAGCGGTCGTTGTTGTCTTGGACGATTGCGTACACCCGATTTTGGGCCAACAGGCGCAACTCATTACGGACGGTCGTCTGCAACTTGTTGATGGTGAAGGTCAGTTCGGGTGTGTAGAAAAGCGTTCCATTCTCAACCGATGCGTTCAGCGTTTCGGTCATCGATGAAGTCGCCTTGGTTAAGTCATATTCAAACCAAGTACCTGCGAGGGTTCCCGACACGGAGCCAGTCGTATTGGCGACCGTTCCTGTTGGGTTGAAGGTTTGGATAAAAATAGTTTTGATACCGCCAACCGAGTTGCGGCATCCGAGGGCGTAGCCCGTAGTTAAGGAGCAGGACATAGTGTATATTTTATTTTAGGGTTGCGAACAAAATAACGGGGGGAAGTTTCCCTCCCCCCCTTACACTTAGGCCAGGCGGAAGTCAACCATCAAGTCGGGATAGGCGAACTGCACACCTGCTTTGAAGGCGGCTTGGAAGCGGACCTCATCGTTGTCCTTGGAGTACCACAACTCAAAGTTTTCTTCGTCGGAGAGCAAGTCGGTTCCGTAGAACAGGTTGCCGAGGTAAGTTGCAACGATGCGGTTGGTTGAGGTCAAACCTGGGACGGCAACGATGCGGACATTTGTGCCAGGGTAGATGATGTCACCATCGGCCAACCCTTGGAGGTCCACTTGGTTGTACATGACACCCGTCTGCGACTTCAACGCTCCAATCAAGGTGCGGAAGTTGTTCCATCCGCAGAAGATTACGAGGTCAGTTTTGGTCAAGATAGCCTGCGGGATATCGTTGTAAACCTTGTCAAAGATGCTGATGACATTGGAAGTCGTGATACCGACGGAAGCCGATACTGGGTTCCAAGTTGTGGAGGAAGCGTTAGCAAGAACGGTAGAACCCGATGCAGCGTTCAGCAATTGGTTTACACCGCTGAAGTAGGAGTTACCCTGCCAAATAGCGGTTTCCAAGGCTTCGGCAATACGCAGAGCCTTCTGCTCGGAGAAAGCCTGCTCAAATGGTACGCCGTCGTATTGGCTACCAGCAGTCAACTGGGACTGCATCCAGTATTGCTCCAAGGAACGAGGGCAAAGAGCCTCTTGAATTTTCATCACGCCGACGGTGATGTTACGCTGACTGAAAGTCGTGTTGCCTGTTGCAGACCAACCGCAGACGGTTCCTGACCCGATGTTTGCATCGGTGTCCATTAGGTTGAGGGCGGCGGCTGACTTGATGCCCACTTGCTTGGTGAACAGGGCAGCAGAACGAGCGGCGAATACCGCTTTGGTGATGAGGGGCAGCCTTTGTTGGTCGGTGTAGGCTGAAAGGTTTCCGAAAGAAAATGCCATGATTTTGTTTTTAGGGGGTTAAGGTTATTTGGAGTTTTTAAGAGTTTGGATTGATTGTGCGATGGCCGCAAAGTTTTGAGCGGCTGATGCTTTGCGTTGCTCCACGATAGCGGAGGCGGTTGGCTTGGGGGCTTCCGATGGGAGTTCGGCGACCTTTTCTACGATGTCGGTCATGGTTTCCATCTGCGAGGCAAATGCGGCCATCTTGTCCTTCATCTTGCCCATCTCCACTTCCATGGCAGCCTTCAACTCGTCCATGATAGCGGCAAGGTGCTTGGCGACGATTTCTTGAACGGCTTCGGGGGTCAGTCCTACTCCAGGAGCGGCAGGGGCTTCGGGTGCTTCGCCTTCGGGGGAAACCTCGATTTCTACCTCTTGGGCCGCAACTTCGGCAGCAGGTGCTGGGGCTTCGGCTACAACGACTTCGGTGATTTTGCCACCTTCGGTCTTGATTGTGCCAACGCCTTCCACTTGATGCTCACCATCAGGAGCGGGCAAGGTTTCGTCTTCGGTGATGACATACACGGCGGTTCCTGCAACGAGGTCGCCGTCCACTCGGACAACAGTTCCATCCACCAACTTGTAGTCGGCGAAGGATTGCTTTTGGGTTGTGAACTTGCGGAGTTCAGTCCGCAAAGTGTCAATGGCTGCTTTTAGGTTCATAGATTAAAGGGATTTGTAGGTTGGGTTGATATGTTGCAAAAAGTTGGTCAAATCGTCTGCGAGGCCAGCGAGTGCGACCTCTAATTCCGTGCCTGTGTTCTTCATGCCAAAGAGACCCTCCACGGAGAAACCCTTGAAGGCATGGCGATTTTCCCACACCTCGTCGTTCTCCACTTTGAAGGACC